AATACCGTTTCCGGCATCAGCCCAGCCCCGACGATCTCGTACGTTCCACGTGGTTTTGTGGAGTTCGTGATCCCGGAGCGTGCATCTCTTCAGAACCGTAAGGATCTGCGGAAGATGATGGCCAATGCTCTCGCCGAACCGCAAACTATCGCGATGGTTGAGACACTGGTCACGCCGTTCTAAGCGAGGAGTCTCTAATGAAACGCAAGTACAGTGATGTAACAGAGTCCGTTGTTCGGGCTCTTTGCGAATCAATCGATACTCCGAGGTCCCTATCGGTGTGGTTGTGTTTTAAATACAACCATGAAGCTCTTGTTGAGCTTGCTGTTACCGATTTTGCAGAACAAGACGTAGGAAGTTTTCAGTTGGATTACTTTATCACCGAATACCTTTCAAAGTATACGGGGTTAAAGCTTCCTGTGAATCCTTCAGACGTTGCACTCAGAAAGTGGAAACTCTCTGAGCAGCAGTGTTCAGATACGAACTTAAGGTTCCGCGGACTCCAGCTTCGACCATTTACAGGTCGCGTTGATCAAACGCTCTTTCGAGCACAACGTAAAATAGCTGCGGTCCTTGGTCCTCTTAACGTGTCTCGGGCACTTGCTGGCTGCAAATGGGGTCCGGGTGCTACTTTCGATTTAACTCGGAAGCATGCGTCCCCGGATAAAAAGATATCTCAAGTACCTTCGGTAACACTTTCAGCACTGCCTTATTATCGGGCCGTGCTGGAAGCCGATCCGCATTGGGGTATGTGCCTATTTGGCGAAATGCCTTGGGGCCCATACTCACTCCTTCCGAATTGTTTCAATATCGTTAGGGGGTCGCGGCTCACTATGGTGCCGAAGTCCGCCAAGACCGATCGCTGTATTAGCATTGAGCCTACTGGTAATTCATTTCTCCAGCAAGGGCCACATGCGTATATTCGCAAGCGGTTGCGGCGGTTTGGTATCAATCTGGACGATCAGTCCATCAGCCAACGAGGCGCGCTTGAAGCGTACCAAGGGAAGCTGTCGACACTTGATTTAAGTGCCGCGTCTGATACCATTTCTCGTGAGATTGTGTACCATTTGCTGCCGCTCGACTGGGCGCTATTCCTTGACTCGCTCCGATCAAAGGAAACTTTGATCGGTTCTGAGTGGGTGCTGACTGAAAAGTTTGCATCCATGGGAAATGCGTTTTGTTTCGAGCTCGAGACTCTCATCTTCTGGGCTTTAGCTAGCTCAGTTGACGAGGTTTCAGGTAGCGTAGACAAAGTGACTGTTTACGG